GAAGGACAAAGTGGTAAAAATTTACTAGAAGCTTCGCGAGCAGATAACAGCGAAAGCCTTGATCATGATAGTCTAGATAAACAGTATGTGCCGTTTATAATCAATCGCGGGCTGTCATACTTTAATGATACTATACTACTTGCAAATGAAATGAATAGACGAGCATTCTTGCCGCACAAGATGCAGTATGATTTTTTAAAACATTGTATACGTCCTCGTAAGCGATTTAGCAAATGGGCAAAAAAGTCAGATGACTCTGAATATATAAAATGTATTATGGATGAATACTCTTATAGCGCCGAAAAGGCGCGAGCAGTATTCAGCCTGTTTACTCAAAATCAACTAACACAACTAAAAAACAAAAGAGATGTCGGAGGAAGCACACGAAAAAGTAATTGAAGCAGAAGTATTGTCAAACGCCCCAGTTGAAAAACTTCAGATTGATCCGTCTAAGTTTATTAAACGTATGATGGCAGGAGGCTGGAGAACATCTTCTAGCAAAAAGAATTTATCTCCAGGGAGAGTAGAAAAACGTCGCAAGAAAAATAAGGCTGCTAGAAAAAGTAGAGGGCGGTAAATTGTAAACACGATATATTATAAATATAGTATATCGTTATGACAGTACCACTTTCCCCCACAGATATCGTTGATTGGTCACCGCCTCAGATGCTTGAGGTATATTTGAATGACCCTGATGACTTTTTAAAGATTAAAGAAACTCTTTCTCGCATTGGTGTATCTTCTAAGCGAGAAGAGAATGTACTCTTTCAAAGTTGTCATATCTTGCATAAACAAGGGCGCTACTTTATTGTGCACTTTAAGGAACTCTTTATGCTTGACGGCAAGCCATCTACATTTATGTATGATGACATGTGTCGCCGAAATACAATTACAATTCTTCTTTCTGATTGGGGTTTGCTTGAAATTGTCAATAGAGATCAAGTGAAAGATACCACTAGTCTAAAACAAATTAAAATTATCTCTCATAGAGACAAATTCAACTGGGACCTGCGTTCAAAATATAGCATTGGCAACGTTAAGAAAAAGGTATGAAAAGCTTCGTTGAGTATAACGCCTGTTCAATTCAAGAAAAGCATGACTACTACGAAGCTTTGTCACTTCTTGAAACTGCCGAGCTGACTGAAAACGTTTTAAATGGCTTGACCTCTGGAGTACGAGCCAAACTAGACTTTATAAAGACTCTTGCATCAACTGCTGGAGCAAATTTGCAAGACACTCTAACACTCTTTAAAGACAGTCGGGTTTTTAAGTTTTTTAGTGCGCTACGTTTTAACTTAGCTAATCTTTGGAAATCAATAAAGGCTGGTTTTGCAGCATACGCCCAAATACAGCGGGCAATCGCAGAATATGTTTCAAAAACTAAAATTGGCAGATGGACAGAGGAGGCACTTCGTGATCTAGACAGCTGGCTACAAAAACATCCTGTCATAAAAAGAATAGGAGGCTTTGCTGTTGCAGGAATGCTACTCTATATTTGGTTGAATATGTCATTTACTGGTGATTTGTCATATGACTTTGACTCTTCTGATATACTAGCTGCGCTTTCAGGAAATTTTGCGCTATCAACACTTTTTGCAGGCACAGAGGGTACACGAATGCTATTGCTATTTGTTACCGGAGTAATTGGTTTAAGCTTTCCATGGCCAGGACCTACAAGCGGAAAATTAGCGTTGTCAGTGTTAAACGGTTTGAGAAAGCTGGTTAAATCGCGGTAAAAACACCACGTTATAAATAGTATATAGCAATTATCTCATATGTGTGTCGTAGCAGTAAAATACATTAAGAAATATGGTTGGGTCGGTGCTAAAAATAGAGACCGCAATTACTCAACGTCAATCAAAGTTGTTAACTCTAACCGTGGTGGCATTCAACGCCTCTTTATTGATGATCAAACTACACGATGGACCGAAGGTGTAAACGAATATGGTCTGTCAATTATTTCTGCATCATTTAGCGTAAAGAGTGATGAGAAAGAAGGAGAAAAGGTTCTTTCAAAAAATAAAAAGAAGACTCCAATTGTCTCTCCTGACGGACTCGCAATTCGCAATGCACTTCGTTTGCAGGAGCCTAAAGATGCAGCAAAATTTCTAATTGAAAAAGAACTTGCTGGAGCGACATTTATTTTTAACCCTGAAAAATGTTATCTTCTCGAAGGTGGATTTACAGTTAAAAAAGAAGATGCAACAAAGGAAAATCCTCGTAAGTATGTCTATAATCTTAAAGAGATAACACGAGAAGAAGATCATTGTGTTCGTACAAATCATGGCATCGATCTAACGATGCTTGGCTATAGCGCAAAGGCAACTGACCCGCATCTTCAGGCAGCTCGTAAGAGTTCTGAGACTCGCTGGGAAATTGTAAATAATTATCTTCGCGACAACACGATTAATGATCCTCATGAGTTTCTCGAGGCAATGTCCCAAAAACCAAATGATGATAAATTCATGAATCCAATACGAACTGGAGACATCAAAAAAGCTGAGATGGTCACTACTGGTCAGCTCTTACTTGTTGCTAAAGAACGTACTCTTCACTATCGTCCTATATATTCTGCCGTAGAGTTTGACTATAAAAAGTTAAACTCTGAAGAGGCAAAGACATTCTTTGAAATAATTTCTAGTAGAAAATTACTTTCTTTCAAAGAATTTGTACTTCCTGAATATAAATAAAGTTGTATAACCATGGTGGTTGTACCAGTAGATGCCAGAAATGGGTCTGCTGAACATATATAAAACTCGCTTAAAAAGGAGAAACGAAAATGAAAATAAGTACAACGTATAGGCCATTTGGCATTGGGTTTGATCAACTCTTTCAAGAGTTTGATTCGATTAACAAAGAAAATTCGAATGTTTATCCGCCCCACAACGTGGTTAAACTCGACGAAGATAGGTTTGTCATTGAGTTGGCAGTCGCTGGATTCGCTGAGTCGGAACTCGATATCGAAACTGTAGAAAATTCGCTAGTGATCACTGGTGAAAAGTCTGAAAAAGACGAAAGAGAGTATGCCCACAAGGGTATTAGCGCACGTAAATTTACTCGGCGCTTCACGTTGGCAGAGCATGTCGTCGTGAGTGGGGCTTCTCTACAAAATGGAATCCTATCAATCTCGCTTGAGAAACAGGTTCCAGAAGAGAAGAAACCTCGCAAAATTGTAATAAACAAATAAATAAAAATTAATACATAAAATTAAACCGGCAAAGATTGTTGTTTACATCTTTGCCGGTTTATGTTATAATGCTCTTACATGATTAATGGATTCTATACTTGCATCGAGCGAAAGATGAATACTCTCCTATACAGGGGATATGACGAAGACGGACAAAAGATTTATACAACATACAGGTTTCGTCCTGTAATGTATCTCGAAAGTAAGGATAGCAATGCAAAGTGGCGGTCTCTCGACGGGTTGCCTCTTGAACCAATGCGGTTTGAGAGCATGTCTGATTGCCGTGCGTTTATTAAGAGCTATGAAGGAATTGATAACTTTAAAATTTATGGAAATGATCGTCATATACCTGCTTTTATTCAGGCAGAATTTCCAAATGAAATTAAGTATAACCCTAAAAAAGTTGATGTCGTTTCTCTTGACATTGAGTGTAAGTCTGACAACGGTTTCCCAGAGCCATCGGTGGCTGATCAAGAAATAACAGCAATTGGACTTAAGAGCAGTCGGCTCGACTATTATATCATTTGGGGCTTAAAGAACTATGACCCTTCGCAGTCAAGTATTCCTCATTTGAAAAAACAATTTAAACAATTTGATAGCGAATCTGAATTGTTGACAGATTTTTTATCTTGGTGGTCAGACACACTAAACACACCAGATGTAATTACCGGTTGGAACATTCGTTTGTTTGATATTCCATATCTCGTCAATCGCATCTCTCGTGTACTTGGTCAAGACTCTGCAAAAAAGATGTCGCCATGGAATTTTGTTGAACAAAAGTCTGTAATGATTAAAGGTAAAGAGAATTTCTTATACAACCTATATGGAATTCAGCAATTAGACTATCTTGACCTCTTTAAAAAGTTTGCAGCAAATACCTATGGCGCTCAAGAGTCTTATCGTCTTGATTTTATTGCTGAAGTTGTACTTGGACAAAACAAGATTGATTATAGTGAATATGGCACACTTACTGAACTTTATGAACGTGACTATCAAAAATTTATTGACTATAACATTGTTGACATTGAACTTATTGAAAGACTAGAGTCCAAACTCGGTCTAATCAGTCTTGTCTTTACACTTGCATACTTTGGCGGTGTAAACTATAACGATACACTTGGAACGGTTGCAATCTGGGACAGCATCATCTTTAGAAAGCTAGCGAGTCGTAAGATAGCAATTCCTCCGAACTCTCGTTCGTTTAAGACTGACTATGCTGGAGGATTTGTTAAAGATCCTCATGTCGGTCGTCACGAATGGGTTATGAGTTTTGACCTTAACAGTCTCTATCCAAATCTCATCGTACAATACAACATGAGTCCAGAGACTATTGTGCCGCACATGAAGGTTGCAGAGTTGCAACACGACGGAGTAGAAAAGATACTACACAGCGATCGTGAATGGGCTCCTGAAGACAATCTTGCTATTGCAGCAAACGGAGCAGCATTCAGACGAGACAAGCAGGGCATCGTTCCTGAAATTATCGAAGAACTCTATGGTCAGCGTGTTGATGTAAAAAAGAGCATGCTTGACTATGAAAAGCAAGCAGAGCTTGTTGATAAAAACAGCAAACAATATCGTGATCTTCAAATCAAAATTGATCTTGCAAACAATCGTCAGATGTGTCTCAAGATTCTGCTAAACAGTCTCTATGGTGCTATCGCAAATCCATATATGAGATATTTTAGTATCGACGTAGCTGAAGGCATCACGCTAGCAGGTCAACTCGCTATTCATACTGCAGAGCGTGCAGTAAATGAATATCTGTCTAAGGCATTAAAAGATGTTAAGCCTAAAGATCGTGTGACAGCTTCTGATACAGACTCTATCTACATCAACCTTTCAGATGTCATAAAGCAATGTTCACCCAAAGATCCTCATGCGTTTCTTGTAAAGTTTGGAAAAGAAGCTCTTGAACCTGTAATTCGTGCAGCATACGATTCTCTAGCAATCAAGACAAACGCCTATAAAAATCGAATGGTTATGAAGGTTGAAAAGATTAGCAGTGTCGCTATCTTTACAGCTAAGAAACGCTATCTGCTAAATGTTCTTAGCAGTGAAGGTGTTGAATATGCAGAGCCAAAGATTGTTATGAAAGGCATCGAAGCTATCAAGAGCAGTACTCCTAAAATCTGTCGTGAAGCTTTCAAAAAGATATTTAAAACTCTTGTAACTAAAAATGAATCTGACATACAACATGAAGTGGCTCGATTCAGAGAAGAGTTTGATTATGAAGCAGTTGAAAAGATTGCGTTTCCTCGTGGTGTGTCTGACATCGCTAAATGGAGTCAACGAGTCAGTGCGAACGGCTCTAAGATTCCGTACAAGAGCGGCACTCCCATTAATAGTCGTGCTGCGATTATGTACAACTCGTTGCTAAAAGAAAAGCTGTTAACACAAAAGTATCATCTCATCAAAGGCGGTGACAAGATGAAATACGTCTATCTTAAAAAAGGCAATCCTACTGGTGAAAACGTAATAGGCTTTCTAGACACTCTGCCTCCCGAGTTTGAATTGGATCGTTGGATCGATCGTGACTTGCTTTTTGAAAAAACATTTTCTGATCCGCTACAACTGGTGCTTGATGCAGTTCATTGGAAAGCAATTCCAGTTGCAAGTCTTGAAGATTTTTTTAATTGAAACAAATATATACAATACATTATGAGTACAAATTGGGTAAAAGACATATATGATATGCATGCAAAGTATGGAGTGCATAAGGCAATTGAAAACTTTGACGCGGAAAAACTTAGACAGTTTCTACAGTTTCGTTTGAGTTTTCTTGAAGAAGAGCTTAATGAAACTAAGACTGCAGCAACCAGTGAACAAATAGACGCCGAAGAAGTTGTTGACGGACTAATTGATCTGTGTGTCGTTGCAATAGGCACATTAGACGCATTTGGAGTTAATGCCTATACAGCATGGAGTGCGGTGCATACAGCAAATATGAACAAAGAGGTTGGAGTAAAAGAATCTCGACCAAATCCTTTAAACTTGCCAGATTTAATAAAACCGACAATGGAAACACATGGATACGATTGGAAACCACCATCTCATGCAGGCAATCATGGCAAATTAAGTAGTTTATAAAATCATTTACATTCTATTTAGAATAGATTAGAATAGTCTTCGAATGCAATACAGTCTTACGATATTCACTTCTATCTTTGACAACAAGACACATCGTCGAATGACGTTTGATAGTGTCGATGCCTTTGAAAAGTTGTTGTATAAACTTAGTGAACAACCAGGGTATAAACCTAAAAAGGGAGAGTTTCGTACAGGCTCTCCACTTATAAGTCCTGCTCGCTTTGTTGAAAATGAAACGCGCAAAAATGTGAATGTAATTTCATGGGGCGGGTGGGCTGCACTTGATGTTGATGACTATAGTGGTTCATTTGAAGATGCTATAGTTGGGTTTAAAAACGCACGTTTCATCTGTTATTCTTCTGCAAGCAGTACGCCTGAAAAGCCAAAGTTTCGAGTTGTATTTCCACTCACATGCGAAGTGCCAGCAGAAAACATAAAACATTTTTGGTATGCACTAAACACAGAATACAACTCATTGGGAGATCCACAAACCAAGGACCTGTCTCGTATGTATTATGTGCCTGCTCGCTATCCTAACAGTCACTGCTTTATATTCTCACACCATGACGCTCCATTGTTGGATCCATATGCATTGATGGAAAAACATCCTTATGTTGCTAAAGAGACTGCGGCGACATTTTTTGATAAACTACCAGAACACATACGTTTAAAAGTCATAGAACACCGGCGTGAATCGCTTACAAATACTTCATATACATGGAAGTCATATCATGACTGTCCTTTCGTAAATAAAAATATGGTGTCTGATTATCGCAACATCCAACATTCTGGGTGGTACACACAAATGTACAAAATAATGATCAACATCTCTTCTAATGCAATGAAGCGAGGCTATCCTATTACCCCAGTTGAAGTTGCAACCCTTTGCAAAGAAATAGATCTCGAGACTGGAGGATGGTACAAATCCCGTCCAATGGAACTGGAGGCCTCCCGGGCCATAGAATTTGCCTCCCAAACATTGTAAATTCTCACATTTTTGACCTCCGGGAGGCCTCTAGATGATCGGTTTCTCTATACGGGGACACTGTCCGGGACCTTTTTTCACTTTTATGAAAAAAGTTGTGTACTTTCTGTGGGTTTTATGCTATAATAACCATGTAAGCAACAATATGACACCACAAACCAAAATACAACTCGAAGCCCGTAAGTCACTCATCGCTAGCATCGCTCAGCGTCATGCTGCTGACCGTAAATTGATCAAGTCCTTTGAAGTTGAAGATAGTACTAAAGTTTCAAGTGACTATGATAATCTCGTTCAAGACGAATTTGCTCGAGTGCGTAAAGCTTCTACGTTCAATCCAATTAGTCTCTAATGAAAAAGATCAAAGCAAAAACTTTTGACTATTCACCCATTGCTCTGAGAGCGCTGACTCGTCATAAGATTGCTCCTCCAACAAAATTCTTTACAGACAGAAAAAAGGCAAGTTCTAAGCTTGCGTGCAGACTCAAATCTCATTGAATATGTACAAGATCAAAACTGAAACACTGCATGACGTTAAAGAACGTCAAACACTATGGCTTCCCTGGATGCAAGAAAATTGTGAAGGTCTTAGTTTAGATTCACTAGTCGAGACGACCACCCAAATGTTGCCAATTGGAAACTATCTAGTCTCAATTAAACCAGCAAAATAGAAACACCAAACAATGACACTGCTAACCAAACTATTCGGCAATAAGTCTAAGCGCAAGAATACGAGACCACTCTATGGTTGGTCGATCTTTGCCCTTGATGACAGCGTTCATCTTTCAAGACGCGTCACAGAAGCACAACGTAAACAGATGCAACAACTACCATGATTTTTACAGTTGAATATATTCAAAACGGATTTATCTTTGTAAGTTGGGTTGCTGCAGGTTGGCTCGTTGGAGCAGCAGTCACTGCATATCTGATGCGATCATCGAAAAATAAGTAAAAAGCGATATGTCAACATACGAAAAAAGAGTTCAAGAACTTGAAGATGAAGGTCTTACAACCTCAGATGCACAAGGAATTGCTGATATGGAATTTGAACAGGAAGCAGTGTATGAAAACTTTAACCAAATTTTTAGATGACAAATAGTGCTCAATATGAATTAGAAGTGTTGGTGTTATCGGTACCAGACAAATTAGTAGAATTGGGACTCATCGACAATGAAGACGAATATTCATTGTTCTATGCATTGCAGCATCGAGTTAATTCTATACGTTGTAAAAATTCTAAACGTTTAAATTTTTTTACTCGGTTAAAAAATAAGTTTTATGGCTGCTGTTGAAATCTTTTTGAATCGTGGCATAAGCCTCTACGAGGGTCGGTTTGCTAACTACAACCGACTCGTGTTCGAGTATGAGTCACGATTGTCTGGAGAGGATGCAGCAGAAGAAGCATATAAAATAATAAACTCCGCAACTTTTGAATTGCAAGATGACGAACTTGCGATTCAGGAAGAATATCTCGCCAACAATCAGGAAATTCTTGCCAGCGGAGATGTAGTAGCTGTTGATGATGTAGTGTATATTTGCTTGCCGGTCGGCTGGAAAAAGATGTAAAAAAGTGTGTACAACCCCTTATAGATAATATATAATACACTATGCAAGTAAATTTTGAAAACGTTGTAGTATTTATTGCATTCGGGCTCTATGCCATGGTATGCATTGCTCATGCATATAAACAAAACTATGCGTGGGCTGTAGTCTGGGGAGGGTACGCTGTATCTAACTTGGGCTTAATTGTAGCGCAATCACTAACAAAATAAAAATTATGGGAATGTTCGATTATGTAAGAGTAGGAACAACTCTACCAGAGTTGCCAGACGCGATTATCTCTCATTGGGGAGATAAAGTAAGTGATATTGCCTTTCAAACGAAAGACACACCAAATCAAGCAATGTCAACCTATAGGATTGATGGGCATGGCCAATTATGGTTTAAGCAGGTTGAAGGTCGTTGGGAAAAGGGTGAAGAGGTTGCTGAAGACGCGTCGTTTAGTGAAAAGATAGCCGCAATGGGTCACTTTGTAGTCGAAGCGGAGTGGTATGAGAAAGAGCCATATACAGGAGCTATCAACTTTTATGAAAGCTATAATCATGCAGAATATAAATCTCCCGAGTTGGATTATGACAGTGATGATTGGAGACGCTTTGAATCTGGTTGGATTGAATATTGTGCATTGTTTAAAAATGGAAAGCTCGTTGAAGATATCACGCTTGTAGAGCATAGAGAGCCTAAAAAATATACTGATGAAGAGTATGCTGCCAGACAAAAGGAATGGGCCGCAGATCGCGAAAAGTGGGAAATAACTTTTAAAGAGAATCGTAAAAAATATCCTAGTGCTGAACAGCAGCTTATAGATAATATTGAACGTGAAACCAAACTAGCAACCGCAATATTTGATGAGCAAGACATATCAAATGCGTTGTCTAACATTAGAATTTTTATTAAAGAATATAGAGAAAAACATGATAAATGGTACGAACAATGAAAGTAAATGGTATAAGTTTCGTGGCAAGGTTTTTGAATGTAGTGAATCTATCATTCGTCAACTAAACCTTGCACTCGCATACAACAGAGCAAAAGAACGTTATGAAGAAGTTAAACCAAACACAACAAGAAAAAGTTGAGACTGCTAGAGCAGCAATCAAGCAACTTCAAGATGCAGAAGCTATCATCTATAGCAAACTCATCGAAGAGGTAGATCTAGATAATGACTGGCTCTATGACTATGTCTTCAACTGCGCAACTGAAGATGACTATTCTGCGATGGTAAGAAGAGAAATCTTTGAATAACTATGGCAGCAACAAATGATATTACTGGAGACTCAATTGCTTCACGAGTGCTTTCAGCTCAAGGTCGAGAAAACTTTGATGCTGCATTTAAGAAAAAATCTCTCTACAAATGGTATCTTGATGAAGGCATTATCATTGATGCTGAAGGAGAAGAATATCATACACCAGTCAGCTATTCTGAATTTAGAACACACTTTAGAAACAATAGATAAAATATGAAACTAATCTTAGCAAGTGCAAGTTGGTGCGGTCCGTGTCAAGTAGTTAAGGCACGATTGCAATCAGAAAATTTAAGTGATAGAATAGAAGTAAAAGATGCAGATACCGATATCTCTTTCTTTAAAGATCACGGCATCAAATCTGTGCCTCGCTTGTTAGTCATTGATGGCAAAACTGTTGTAGAAACAGTTCAAGGCACTGAAGATATTATTAAACGCATTAAGCAAGATCAATGAGCTATAACCTTTTTCTAGATGACATGCGCAAACCAGAGCATGCATATATCCATCCTAAGCGCGATGGTAATAGCATCGTTATAACGTCGCATAGTTTAGAAAATATGTCTGGTGTGCCTAACGACAACTGGGTTGTTGTTCGTACCTATGAAGATTTTGTACAAACAATCGAAGAAAAGGGTATTCCTAATGCAGTAAGTTTTGATCATGATCTGGATGAAGAACATATACGTCACTATTATAAAGTAACTGAAAGCACTGGAGTTATTGAGTATGGTAATTTAAAAGTAAAAACTGGAAAACACTGTGCAGAATATTTTGTACAAAAGTATAAAGAACTACAACCACCTCATATTCCCCACGTTTATATACACAGTGCAAATCAATGGGGAGTACAAGAAATTAAAAACACATTAAAAGAAATTTGTTAAAATGATTAAGAGAATATTCCAAGACCTAGACGAATGCATCTTGCATACATTCGTAAACACACTGCCCTATGAAGGTGAGAAGTATGTTGAGTTTATGCTCAGTGAAGATATGCACACCTATCGCAGCATCATTCGCCCATGCGCAAAAGAACTTTTCGAATATTACAATAGCATTGTAGGCAAAGAAAACGTTTATATTCTTACAAGCGCCACTCGTGACTATGCTCACGAATTAAATCGACTTGGTGAGTTTGGTTTGGATAATGATCATATCTTCTCTCGTGAAGACATTCAACAACATAGAGTGACATGGGGTTGGGGCGGCGAAGGTGCAACTCCATTGCCTATCGCTGATGCAGATAATGTATTGATTGATAATTTGCCGCCTCGCTATAATGATTCAAAAATGAGCATGATGGGTATTGTCACTAAAAACTATTATCAGACTCCAGAATATTATGGCAACAATTTGAGTGAAGATAATTTCTTTGAAGGAATTAAAAAGTGGATTGAAGCGAGACTATGAGTAGAGAGCTTAAATTTAGAGTTTATATTCCAGATCATGAAAAGTTTTCCTATTTTGAATTAGGAAATTTTGATTATTCGGACAGATATTTGTATCAACATAGCTATCCAGTTCAACAATACACTGGACTCAAAGATAAAAATGGAGTTGAGATTTATGAGGGAGATATTGTAAAGCATTGGATCGACCTTGGACCTGCAGGAGAAACGCAAATTGTCAGTGAAATCAAAATATCTGCTTTTGGATCAAACCTACAAGAATGGACGTACACGGATAAATTATATCCTGAAGTTGTTGGAAATATCTTTGAGAATCCAGAACTATTAAAAAATGAGCAGTGAAGAAATAACATTTACAATTGAATGTAAAATGAGAGAACGTTGGGTTCCACATTTTATGAGTATGCTAAAATATATGGAACAACTTGGAGGTTTGGGTGGTTCCAGAGAGGTAGGCATCTATTCAGACGGTGACGGAGACTTTAGACCAAAATTTAATTTTTCTATCGACGCTGCAGTTGTCAAACCAAAATCAGATGACAAAGGAAATAGACTATATGACGCAGGATAAACAAATGAAATATAAAATTACAATTAGCGAAGGATGCACGGCATTCTATACAGAAATCAATGGTAAATTTGTCGGTGGAGAAGATCCACGATACGACTTTACGGAAAAAGAAATTGATGAGCTTATTGATTATCTTTGCGAGCGATTCAAAGAAGAACGCAAACAATGCACGGTACAACTCGACGATTTAATCAAATGCTTTCAACCTGACAGTTGGCACTATGACGACGAGTCCTGCGATCAATGCGGTGATACTGTAAGTACGCAAACTTGGGAGTTATGATTGAAATTTTAGTAGTTAGCGATATTCATCTTGGAACTTCAGTAAGCCAAAAAGAAAAGGTATTAGAAGTTCTTTCGCTTGATTTTAACACACTACTAATCAATGGCGACCTATTCGATAACTATTCTTTCAAACGCTATGACAAGCGTGACTGGAAAATTCTTGGAAAGATTCGTAAACTTTCAAAAACACATAATGTTATTTTAGTTAAGGGTAATCATGACAGCAATGCAGAATTTTTAAGTGCGATTACTGGCATGGAATTGCTAGAAAACTATACAACCACAATCAACAACAAAAGATTTTTCTTTGAGCACGGTGACAAATATGATCATTGGATAAAGCACCGACCATTTTTAACTTGGTTTTTTACTGGTTTATATTATTGGATACAAAAGTTTGATAGGACTCATAAAACTTCAAGATTTTTGAAGCGATTGAGTAAATCGTGGATTGAAGCAAAAGATATTGTTTGTAAGAAATTTGTCGAGAAACATGGCAAAAAACATGATGTACTTCTTGCTGGACACACCCACTATGCAGAAATAAGAAAGATTGATTCTTGCACCTATATAAATTCTGGCTCATTTTGCGAGCATCGCTGTTCTTATGTCGAGATTTATCCTGATGGAAAATTTAAATTAAAATACATTTAGTTGTTTACAAACCGAAGGAACTGTGGTATAATGAGCTTATGCAACCGCTAAGTCCAACTGAAATTTATTCTCTCATCGAGTATGAGAAATTGCGGAGTTTTGTCGAGCTTGTGTCAAATGGCAAACGACCAGATGGTACATACAACTATTGTCGTGAAGCACTAGAAAAAAAAGCACAGCAACTGTTGCAAGAATTAAAACAAATTAAACAAGACGGATTGAGAAATCTTTGCTGATATGAAGCTTTGGAGAATATGGGCTAAAGCAATGGGATCAAAGATTAGCGACGATGATCGTGAGTCTGATGTCGCTGCAATAGTAAGAACAATTTTTTGGATTGTGAATTTGATCACTTGCTTTTTTATTATTGCAAATACAATACGACACTGGTAAAATTATGAATATAAAATACAAACATTACGCAGGTAGTACTCCTATTGATTATCAAGATGAGAAACTTTATGATATTGAGTTGCATGATGGAACCTGTATAGAAGGAGTGGAATACTGGTGTTTTGGTGACGGATTTATATCTCATCCACGCAAAGAAAGAAGAGAGATGGTTGATTATCATATTGGTGATATTATTTCATTTCAATTAAGCGAAAAGGAACAAAAGTAGAATATGAATAAAAAACCTAAAGTCACTTATGAATGCTCGTGTTTAAAATACGGAGCTTTGAGAAGTGCTTGCAGAGGACCACAAGGTTGCCAAGCTGACAGAGATCGTGAAGCGTATGAAGCGTATTTGGAATCAAAGAAACCAAAGCGTTGGGTTTGGAAAAAACAATAAAATATAATTATGACAGACGAACAAATCAACATAGCAATTGCAGAAGCGTGTGGGTGGACCTCTATTTGCTACAATTCTATCCACGGTAAATGGATGGGAACACAGCCACAAGAAGACCGTGATGCTTATCACCTCCCCGACTACTGCAACTGCCTAAACGCAATGCACGAAGCGGAGAAGGTATTTGATACCGCACTGTATTGTCGATATATTAACGAGCTTTGCGATCTAACAATTAAAGGGAACAACTCTATGTATATGGCAACCGCTCGTCAACGCGCCGAAGCATTTCTAAAAACAATTGAGAAATGGAACTCTGATAAAATATGATTATGACAACTGTACCCGATAAAAAAGATTTAAAAAGAATCGACAAATATGATTCTTTGACTCAACTTATGATTCTCAAAGACATTTGCAATCGCATGTATATTGCACGAAATATTACGCTGTCACAAGATTCTATAGTTGATAACTTAGAAAAGATTGATAGACTGTTTAGAGATGAAAACTACAATTGAATTTGTTAGAGAATGTTCTGGAGCAATTATGTCAATTTGCTGTATGACTGCAGCTTTACCACAAATTTTTAAAGTGTTTAAAACAAAACATGCATCAGATCTTTCACCTCATAGTATTTGTATTGGATTGCTATGTGCTGTCTCTGGACTCATATACACACTAACTGGTCCATACGGAGTGTGGTTGTTAATTAACGGTATAAGTGGTATTATACTTCAGTCTATAGTACTAATTTGTTGGTCAAAATATAAATGATATTATGAAAGAGATTCAATTTGTATCTGAGTTGACTGAAGCAGAAGTACGACAATTGCTGTTTGATATTTACGAGCGTATTCCAATCGCGGGTGAAGATCTGTCTTATTCAGCATTGCCAGATAAAATTACTCGTTATGTTAATGAAGCGCATCGTCTCTTTGCACTAGAAGAAGCGGTAACAGCATATATTGTTGATGAATGTAACAATGGAGACATTGGCGTTCAAGACCCAATTAACTTTTTGCTTGCATCTCATCGTATGCTAAGGCATAATCTACACGATACTTGGAAAGAAGAATATTAATATGAAAATAAAACTAGAAAAAATTGAAGAGGCATCAGATCGTGCGCTAAACAAATTAGAAAATTTAGAGCAGAAATTAAAAAATTTGGATGCTGACGCCAAACAAAATAAAATTATAATTTGGGTGATAGCATTTATTATTGCTGCAATTATAATCGCACTTAAATCTTAAATTATGGAAGGTAAATATTTTAGATGTGAATGCCATTGTGGTGTGCTCTATATGGAGTATGATCCAGATTGGGGTTTAGAGTTTGCAATGTTTGAACGTTGTGTTTCACGATCATGGTGGAATAGAATACGTCTTGCTTGGCGAACGCTGTGTGGACGACCATACACTGATATGATCATCTTGAATGACCAACAGATTGCAGATCTTGCAGACTATTTGTTTCTTATACAAAATCCAGATCAAACTATAAACAATATATAATACTATGAACTACGATAAACAAGAGCCTATTAAGATTAGTGTTGAAGGTGGTCTGTCTCCAGACAAGACTCTTCAACTTACGATGCATCCACATGCTACGATAGAAGAATGGATTGAGACATTCAAGACTATTCTTATTCATCAGACATTTGCAGAAGATACGATAAAAGAATTGTTTGATAGAGATTATGACGAATCGTGTTATGACGCTGATAACGACGATTGTAGCATAGATGAAAATATTACATACCGATCTTTTAAACAAAATAATTGGAAACAAGAATTTTAAAACATATGAAGATTGCAATTAATGTGTGCCACGGAGGATTTGACCTTTCTGAAATGGGCTTGGCGCTATATAAGGAAAAAGTTGAAATGACATCTGACTTTCCATTGTATGCTTGGGCAATACCTAGAAATGACGAAAATTTAGTAGCAGTTATTGAAGAATTAGAACATGAGTCATGGGGAAAATTCTCTGAGTTAAAAATTGTCGAAATTCCAGATGATGTTGAGTGGGAAATTGCTGAATATGATGGAGTTGAGTGGGTTGCTGAGAAACACCGCAAATGGAATTAAAAAACTTGTGTACATTTTTCGAGTTTTAGTGTATAATTAGGCTATGATTATTGATACATACAGTCCCAATCCTTGGAGAGTTTTTAAACATCCTTCGCTGCTGTTTAACAGCTTTTATTGGAGTGATATCAAATACCAAATCAAAGCATGGTTTAATCCACGCCAAAAGTGGTTGACAAAAACTATTCCTAACACATGGTGTGACAAGACTGCTCTTATTCCTCATTTGCTTTTTACTTGTCTCACACACTATGTAGAAGACGAAAAAGGTCTTCAAGATCACACTGATTGGACTGAAGATCTTGAAAAAGGATATATCTCGCAAGAGTATGTTGATAGTGTTAAAAACACTGATAATGAACTTCGTGAAGTTTATAATTATATTAAAACTGAACGTCCCGAACTTGAAAAACAACATGAGAATTCTTATCCAACACCAAGTTCAAAAGCAATCAATGATCTTTTCATTAAAGAGGAAGATGGCAATTGTACAATGAGAAGCTGTGAAGAGCTTTACGGTATGTCATATAAAGAAGCATATGCTGAGGTTCATCGTCTTGAAGCGCTAATTGAAGAAAAAGATATGTGGGCTATGAAGACTATCGTCAAACACTATCAAAAAATGTGGACATGAAAAACTACTTTGCAGACAACAACTATGGCATTCGTTTTAAATCCAAAACAGAAGCGATTGAGCAACTATGCTTAAAGGTTTTTGGAGCGACTCCTGTTTATGAATCGTCTCTTGAAGAATTAAAAACAGAAACACTAGAGAGTATGTATGCAAAGGTAGTTTCTGTAGCTTTAGAATGCGATCCAATTCCAGCAAAGGATCGTGCGGATGGTAAATTAGAACCGCCGTGGGAAGTTTTTGCGCGAGTTAAACGCGAGCGCGACCTTTGGATTGCTGAAGCTGAACGATGGAGAAAAAACACTGATCTTTATCACACTGTTTTAGGGCAACGCGACAGGCTGGCGGAGGCTTTGCGGATTGTAATGGCAGATTATAGGTTAGATGGTCGTGTGAGTGCCGAAGCTGACATGTTAGCCAGCGAAGCCCTCTCCGCCGTAAAAGAAAAACAAACGACAGACAGTCAAAGTTGTCCAGAGTGTGACGCTTTGGCAAGTCACGGAAGTAATGATGGACCGTGTGAAACTCATAAGTTATGAAATATAAATCAGTAGAAGAATTAAACGATAAAATTATGGAAGCTATAGAAGAAGACGACAATTTTGAAGCATATTTGTTTGGCAAATATCCAAAGCTTTTTCCACGAGATGAAGATGGTCATCTACTTCCACAAAGTCAACGTTGCTGGAATGACTGTCCAGATGGTTGGAGAGATATTGTAGATTCATTGTTTGGTTGTATTGATGACTATGTGTCTAATCATAAGCATACTGAAATTAACCCTAAGCAAAGGCTTCGTCTAAAGTTTCGTCAACTATATTGGAAATATGTAAGAGATCCAATTTATAGAAAGTTCAATCCATATAGAGATTTTGAAAAGCGACTGCCTAAAGGTGCAAAGTTTGCTTCTCCAAGCAATGAAGAGAGAGAGAAAATTAACAAAACTTTTGCTGCACGTATTCGTAATATTGTAAGTACGATTGATAAAATTCTTTTTAATCGTCTAGATCTTTATATTGGAGTCTCTCCACCTTCTGTAACGATAGCTCAATACAAAGAAAAGTTTGGCACTCTACGTGTTTATTATGATGGTGGCAATGATGTTGTAAAAGGTATGGTTCGTTATGCCGAACATCTTTCTTCACTCACTTGTCAAGATACAGGAAAGCGTGGACAACTATGCAAGCGTGGATCGTGGTATGCTACATTGTGTGATGAAGAAGCGCAGAAAGAAGGTTATAAACCAGTAGACGAAGAAATTTAACGCCATGGAAAAAAATACCTTTATAGCAAAAGCAGTAAATGAATTGCTTGATGACGGCTTTTCACTAAAGCTTATTATGACAAAAGCCATAGACGGAAAGTATGGCGGGTGGTTTGATGATAGTAAAAATCAAAAAGAATTTGTAGTCGCAATGAAACGCGACTGTGCATTTGAAATATTTGTGCATGAATATTCTCATTACTTACAATGGAAGCATCACCGTAAATTTTTCAGCTCAAAGGTAAAAGGATGCGATATCTTATTTAGTTGGCTTGACGGTAAACGCTATTCTAAGAAAGTTGTTTCACAAGCAGTAAAGGATGCAATAGAATTGGAATGGCATTGCGAGTGTATTGCACTTCAAACTATCAAAAAATATAAACTTGATATTGATGTTGATGCCTACACCCGCGGTGCAAACTGCTATCTATTCTTTTATCACACTGTTGAAAAATTAAGATCATGGACTAAAAATAGTCGATCACCATATTCTAAGTCATCGAGAGAGTTAGCGTCGACAAAACTAGACTCTTTAGATTTTTACTTAGACCCAAATAACTATAGTGACAAGCTTCGCAAAAGGCACGAAAAAATTTGTAGTTAAAACTTTCATAAGCACATTATGAAACTGAGGAGAGTATTACTTCTCCTTGTTTGCTGAGGACAAATAATACTAAAGATAGAAAGGAAACAAAATAATGATGAAAAAACTTGTTTATACAATTATAACCTCATTATTGCTTCTTAGTCACGCGCATTCAACATATGCAACGCCTAAGAATGCTACAAAAATAAAGGCACGCATTACATACTACTATCCCGAATCTCCGTGGTGGAGTAGGGTCGCGTGTCCTAAAACCAAAACTGCAAAAAGCGGTGTGACAGTTGCTGCTCACCCCGATTTCAAGATGGGAACGAGAATATTCATTCCCGGTTTGAAAGGAAAAGTAGGAAATGGGAGTTTCGTCGTCCAAGACCGTGGTTCGGCCGTTACTCGCAAAAGTGCTGCTCGTGGTCGTGGATATGTCTTTGATATCTACGTTCCAAGATCATCATACACTCAGCTTGTAAAGTCCACTCCTGCCTGGATGGATGTTTATATTCTGAAGTAAAAATACACTCAGCAAACAGGTTTGGGGATAGTGTGGTCATTTGTACTACACTATCCCTGTCCCAGGCCTCCCAAGGGCTAAAATTAGGCAAAAATCTGTTCCAGGGCCTAAAAAAGTGAAAAAAAGTGCATTTTTATGAAAAAAGTTGTGTACTTTCCGTGGGTTTTATGCTATAATAACCATGTAAGCACAACCAACCACAACATGACCACCGTAGCACAACTCATCACCCATCTTCAAACTCTTCCTCAAGAAGCTATCGTTAAATGCCTTAGCGTAAGTGAAGGTCTTTGGGAAACTAGTGCAGAATGGATCGATCTGCACATCGATGACGACATCAATGTTGTACCTGCTCTTAAAGGTAAGGTGTTTGTCGAGATTGGCTCTAAGTAAGGAACACCAATACAATAAGACATCAACCAATAACTAAACCACTATGTCAAACTACCCTAATATGAGTTATTGCATGTTCGAAAATACAGTTCATGCTATGAATCAAGTCTATCGCGATCTACAAGAAGCTCAAGATGATGGAATATCGCCTGATGATTATCGCAAGGCTCTGAGCTCTCGTCAAGAGGCAGAAGCATACGACAGCCTCAAAGAGATGTGCGAAGACATTATCAATGTCCTCAACGATATGCGCTACAATGATCCTACCTTTGAAGGTGAAGAAGACGAAGATGAAGCTTAATCAATAAACATATGGAAATCTAATACAATAAGATATGCAAACAGACACCGTCGAACAAACTATTGAGAAGCTGATGAAGACTGTTGACGAGCTCATGACGCTCGGTCATGCCGCAATCAACTTCATCGATTACGACAAGCATAGCGCTGATCGTATGCACCTTCGTGATAATCTTCTTAACATCACCAAGCGACACAACGAACAATACTAGAAGAAGTCTTGGACAATATGCTCTCAATGCAATTTAATGTAAAAAGTTGTGTACATCTTCTAAATTTTAAGTTATAATAGTCTCCTAACAACAAAACAAAACAAACATATGCTAACGCGTGTAAAAGAAATGATTGACGAGTTTAATTCTCGTCCCAATGCTTCCGCTGGCTTTACTGCCAAGGAAGTTTATGAAGTCGGTAAGACCTTTGGTCTTACTTGTCGTGAAATTGGCCAAACCTTCCTTGGCAAAGACAAGTCGATTGGTTATAGTCGCTATTTGCCGCAAATGCCTCCCGCTGAGGTTATTGCAGCAGCAATGAAGGCTGGTCCAAAGAAGCGTGGTCGTAAACCAGGTGCTGCAAAAAAAGTTGCTGCTGAAGTCGTGCCAGAGGTTGTTGAAAAGGCAAATGATGAGATTCCTTCTTCAAGCGAAGGTGGAGAAGTCTTTTGTTGGATCGCATCTCCTCAAGAGATTGCTGAAGAGTTTGAGTCTCCAGCGCCAGTTAAAGCCAAAAAACCACGTAAAGTAAAGCGTCTCTGATATAATTTGACGCTTCTTAAAAATCCCAGATGGTAATTTTAAATTGCTGTCTGGGATCTTTCTCTTATAAATCACTATATGACAGACACTCATCCTATTCTAGATCGCCTCTATTCAATGTTTTGTGCAAAGGCAGATGTACACACCACTGACGTTTTACAAAATCAACTATTTTCAAAGGTGCTCGATTTTGTTGAACATCAAGATTGTTTTAATAGCATTTCATGGTCTTCAATCGAAAATGGTCATTCAATCAAAGATGCTGTTTCAGACGTTTATCTATACATCACTAATGATCGACCACTTCAAGTCAATAAAATTATAGAGTGCGAGTTGTCTGAAAATTATGACGCGCTCTCTGAGCGCACAGCAGCTCTTGAAGAGCAAGACAACTATCATTTGAGTTTAATCGTCGCGTTTCGCAAAATTATTTTTGGTTAATATGACAATAGAGCAAATACGACAATATTTTGTAGGTCAATACAAAAGCAAAAATTTTGTAGTTGATAAGAGTGGTGTCACTACACTCGAGCTTGTTGGTGCAAGCTTTTGTGCCAATGAACCAAGTATCTTTGGTGAAATTAACGATGACTATATTCAACGCGAGTTGGAATGGTATCTTTCGCAAAGTCTCTATGTAAAAGACATTCCCGGTGTTGTTCCTAAAATTTGGCAAGACGTTTCAAGCCGAGACGGCAAAATCAATTCCAACTATGGATATTTGATGTTTAGTTCAGAAAATTATTGTCAATATGAAAATGTATTGATGGAGTTGACTCGCTCACCAAACAGTCGTCGAGCAGTTGCGATCTATACACGACCGTCTATGCACAGCAATTGGTGTGTAAACGGAATGAGTGACTTTATTTGCACAAATGCAGTTCAGTATCTTATTCGCGATGACATGCTTGAAGTTGTTGTACAGATGCGCAGCAATGATATTTGGGCAGGTTATCGTAATGACTATGCGTGGCAAAAGTATGTTCAAGACAAACTCGTCTATGATTATAATTGTGGTACCAAAAAAGCCGATAAGATTGTCCCAGGAAATATCATTTGGCAAGTCGGCAGTCTACATGCGTACGAAAATCAATATTATTTGATTGATCATTATTCTAAAACTGGAGAATTCTACATTTCTAAAAAAGATTATAATATTTTGTATAATAAATCTTAATCTTTGATATTTACAAAATTTGAAAACCATATATAATAACACATATGAAACAAACTGGAATTAAAGTACAACAAAGGAAAATTAAGCGTAAAGGCATTCATGCTAAAAGCAAGACTTCACATCTCAAACAAAGTAAAAACTATAAGAAACTTTCTCGCGGCCAAGGTTAATAAACATGAAAAAAGCATCAATAAAAGTTCTTGAAGAGTGCGCAGAACTACAACTCAAAAAATCGAATGATTATCAAAATCCTCATAGCAGGATTCGTCAAGCAGACTATTATCCACGTGGCGCAGCGAGTATACTTGACGTTATACACGCAAAGGTGCTACGTATGTCAAGCGTTCTTGAAGCCATGGAAAATGATCCAAATTACACTCCAAACTTTGAAAGTATTGAAGACAGCGGCAAGGATCTAATTAACTATGGCAGCTTTCTCGTTGCATGGTGTCGTGGTGGAATTGATGGTCAGGATCCGGATCGTGACTTTTTAAATAGACGTAAGCAAGAAACACAAGCATGAGAATACTAATTACTGGTTGTAATAAAGCACAATGTACATATGACTTTTATCTGCAACAACAATTGCAGGTTGCGATGTGTCAATATAGTTTGCCACGAGTGCTTCGTGATATGGGTCATACAGTTGATATGCGTCCTACTATTATTGGTGAAAGTTTAGATGAATATGATGAGGTGTTTGTGTTTTTACACAACCCTGCCGGGTTTGCCGGGTTTGTCTATAACGCACTTTGGGCAATATCACGTCATCCAAATTGTATTTTTGCTTTTGATGATTGGCAAACCGATAGTATTTTCTCTGGAATCACTTCGCTGAGCGATCCAACTAAGTTATTTAGAAAATTTGTTGTAGACAGTCATACTAATATTCCAAGTGATATTAAAACGCATGCAGATGTATTTCTTCAAGCAATTGAAAAGATAAAGAGCAAAACAAACAGAATGTGTATGCCCGCCTTTGCTGGTGGTGACCTAAGTCTATTATTAGACTGGCCAAAAGAATTGCTATTTGGATACAACCCAAATCCATATCACTTAAATCGCCAAGCAACACCAGCTCTCTTTCCTGAGCCAAAACAGCGAGTGTTTAATTTTGCTGGACTAGTCCAAGACAAGACTAAAAAATGGTTGGCAAAACAGGGAGTAGAATCAACAGATTGGCCTCTAAAGCAATATGGCTCTCGTAAAGATGGCCAAGACAGAGTTGTTGAAAGCGAAATGATGAATGTCTATGCATCACAATGGGGCATACTTATGCCTGGATATTTCCACGCCGGATCTGGATGGTGGAGAGCACGACCTCTACAAATTGCTGACGTAGAGTCAATTCTTATTGGTGAACCTAAAGAAATGATGTTGTATTATCGTGACGAGAGCCTTGCAAACATTCGAGCATCTGACATCGCGACTCTATCAGACTCTAAATTGACTGAAATTGCTATCGCGCAACGAGAAGCGATTTATCGCAATCATCCGCTCAATAAAGAAGTCACACGTCAAGAATTAAATGCAGTACTAAATGCATAATTTCTTGTTTACTTTACACAAAAACAATATATAATATATCAAAGGAAAAATAAACTATGTCATCTGTACTTGAAAAATTAAAAAAGAATTGCAGAATTAAAGAAGCTGATGTCCTTGCTGACAGCGACTTTTATTCTGAAAAAGACGTTACATCTACATCTGTGCCAATGGTCAACGTTGCTCTAAGTGGCAGTATTGATGGTGGTCTGACGAGTGGTCTTACTGTACTTGCCGGCCCATCAAAGCACTTTAAGACGAGCTTTGCATTGCTTATGGCAGGTGCATACCTTAAAAAACATACCGACGCGTGCCTTATGTTTTATGACAGCGAATTTGGTTCTCCTCAGCAATACTTTGAAAGCTTTGGAATTGACACTTCGCGAGTGCTGCATATTCCAATTAAAAACATTGAAGAACTTAAGTTTGATATTGTTAATCAACTTGAGCAGATGGATCGCAAAGATAAAGTAATTATTGTTATTGACAGTGTTGGTAATCTTGCAAGTAAGAAGGAATTGGAAGATGCGATGAATGAAAAGAGTGTTGCCGATATGACTCGCGCTAAAGCTCTTAAAGGATTGTTTCGTATGATAACCCCCTACCTGACAATGAAAAACATTCCACTTCTTGCAATCAATCATACCTATCAGACTCAAGAAATGTTTAGCAAGGCTGTGGTGAGCGGTGGAACAGGAATTATGTATAGCGCTGACAATGTTTGGATTATTGGTCGTCAGCAAGATAAAGATGGCACTGAAATCCAAGGTTATCACTTTATCATCAATGTTGAAAAGTCTCGATTTGTAAAAGAAAAGAGCAAGATTCCAATCAGCGTTAGTTGGGAAGGTGGAGTTCAAAAATGGAGTGGGTTGCTTGATATTGCGCTTGAAGGCGGTTTCGTAGTCAAGCCTAAAAATGGC